TGTAATTGCGGCCGCCGCTCTCGAACTCTCCTCGACACTGTAGTCAAATGCATCTTGGAGGGCAAACGCCGCTTCGGTCACATTGACCAGTTCCTCATCGGATAGACCTTTGAGGTTCTTGTCGACAAGAGCCACTGCATCAGCGACATCTTCGAGACTGTCACCGTAGTTATTGGTGTAGACAGTCTCCATCGCATCTTTCAGACCTTCGAGTTCTTCGCCTGTTGCCCCGGTGGCCGCTGCCAGACCGTTCGCCGCTTTTTCATATTCGGCATAGGCATTGACTGCGGCCGTGCCGATTGCAACTAAGGCGGTGGCTGCTGCGGCCGCTCCGACTGCAACACCTTTCATGGCGGTTTTTGCAACAGACTGCATTTTGCTGAACTCGCCGCTTGCAGCCTTGGTCGCTGCCTTGAGCGAAGGGTCGACTTTGCCTGCGATTTTAATTGCGAGTTCGTAATTTCCGCTTTTCGCCATGTTCTGCCACCTCCTTTGCCATCTCTATTAACTCATCGATGGGCAGGGACATGAAATAATCAATCCCTGCCCGTGTGATGAGCGACAGGTTCAAACACGCTTTGCGTAGACTCGGCGCGTCTAACCCTGTTAGTCCGCGCCAAAAATAAAACCCGTTACTTTGTTCTTCAGCTTGATAGCATCTCTGGCAGGTAAACCAGTGAAAAACTCAATGGGTCTCTTGGTTACACGGGCCGCAACGATGCAGGCGTACTGGAGGGACATTTCCGGCAGAGCGTCAACGGTGCCGCCCTTGGTCATCTGCTTCTGGACGGCAATCATGTCTGCTGCGGTGAGACCCTCGATGCCGGAGATATCAATTTCGCTGACAGTTTCCTCTTCGAAGGTGTAAGGCTTGGAAAATCGAATAATGTATTCGTTCTGCTCCTCAACGGGAGCGATGTTCTTGTCAGCCATTAGCACAAAGACCTCGCTTTCTCAAGAATATCAACGCCGTTCAGCTTGTAGACACTGTTCAGCTTGTCGAGTTCGACCTTCGCCTCACCGTTGAGGTCGATGCGGATGTAGGTCAACTCCAATTTGATGGCGCTTGCCATCGCTGCACCCTGTTTCACGGTGCCGCCAGTGAAAGACTTGCACTTGCCACGGAAGATGACTCTCATTCCGACATAGTCCACGCCGCCACCGTTGGTGTTCACTTGGATAGAGCCACGGAGGGTGAGGTTGACCTCATCGCCGGGGTTCATCAGAGTGAAGGTATCGTTCGTGATGTTGCGGAACGGAATCTCAATCTCCTGCGAACCGAAGTGACCGATGGTGGGGTCATCGATTTCGCCGAGGATGCCGGGGCCGCTGATGGTCTCACTGATTGCCTCAAAGTCGGGCAGAGTTACTTCGCCGGAAAGACCTGCGAGAGTGTTGCCGTCCTTGTAGACATTGAACATATTGATTTTAGAAGGAATGCCATTCATGTTTCAGTCCTCCTTTCTTACTGCTGAAGCGCTGCGGTGAGCGCCTCGGTATCGAACTCCAGAATGTCCTCGATGTCCTCCGCAGGGGTGTAAGGAGCGAGATACTGGTGGAAGGTAATCTTGCCGTTGAGGATGTCCGTGGTCGGGTTCTCTTCGGCGAGGTATTCCACACGGTAGGTCGCACAGTAGCCACGGGCCACATAGCCATTACCTGCGATGTTAGCGCTGTCAACGATGTTCTCAACGAGGCGCTTGTTCATCGGGTTGTCGACCTTCTGGAAGTAGGTCAGAATGAAGCTGTTGCCGGCCCAAGTGAAGAACCTACGACAGCAGAACCATCTGTCCTTGGGGTCAGTGGTGGACGGGTAAGCGCAGGAGTTGTTACCCCAAGACTTAAACCCGTTCAGATTGAGCATAGTGACCACGCCGTAGCCATTGACGGTGTTGGCCTGGTCTTGGTCGAGTTTGATTTCCGTCTCATCGTAGAGAACGGTCGCAGTCGCACCGCAGGACTTATTGGAAGGGGACAGATAAGGCACATCGTCATTCTGTGCATCCAACTGCTGCGTGAGTGCGGCCATAATGGCAGACATATAGAACTTCTTGCTGCCGACCTTCGCCATAGGCCAACAGGCGATGGCGTGGGAACTGGTCGCACCGAGGGAGTTCTTTGCCGTCAGAACATCAGCGTAGGTCGCTGCATAAGGAACGGCAGTACTGCCTTCGTTGATGCCGGAAACTGTGCAGATGTCAAGGATGCATTCACAGGAGAAGCAACCGTTGATTTCGGTGCATTTTGCCTGCATAGCGGCCGCAACGCTCGGATAGTGAGACCAACCGGGAGCAACGAGCAGACCGGGGGTCATTCCAAACATAGGATAAATCTGACGGATGGTCTGCAGACCAGTTTCGACATTGCCGTTGGCAGTGCCGATAATGTCCTCGAAGTCGACCAGGGTCGGGTCGATTACATTGGCACTGGAGAGGTAGAGAGAGGTTGCACTCTCTGCGCTGCCTCCTGCGATGATGGTAGCGACAAGTTTACCGTCAGCATTGAAGGAGAGGGTGTAGTCCTCATCAAGCACCAGAGGAGACTCCGCTGCAGAGGTGAGTTTGATGACAACGCTGTTCTTGAGAATGCCAAGGGTCTCAAAGACGGCCTGCTTGTCATTGACGGGTGCGTCCTCCGGCTGTGCCGCAGTCTTGTGAACCGCAGGGTCGAGGACATTCACGAGGATAATCGGGGCAACATTCTGCACATTGAAGCAGGTGTAGATGCTCTGGCAGAGAGTGTACTTCTCCCAGTCATCAGAATAGCCGACAGCGGCACACGCCTCCTTGTAGGAGTAGCACAGCTTCGGGGTATTCACCGCCCCCGCAGGGTTGTCCACGAGGTTGACCGGGGCAGTTCCGAAGATGACCTGCAGTCCGGCAGTGCCAGAGATAGGTGCGGTCAAACTGGTTTCCTGCTCGGATACATAGACGCCATGTTTATAAGGCATATATCTTTACCTCCTTAAATGGATTTTTGGATTTCCAGATAGATTGCATAAAGAGAGCCGCTTCGTCCCTCAATCTGCACCCTGGCCTCTCGGAGTTCCGAGATGGGAAGGATGAGGTTTCGGATAAGCGGCACCTGCTTTGCCTTTTCATTCAGCGCCTCTGGTACGGTGCTGAACATAGAGAAACGATTGCACACATGGGGAATCGTTGGGCCGCAGTACACCAGAATGGTGCTTCTCTTGGCGTCGGCCGCTGCGGTTTTTTTGGCTTTACTCATGCCAGTTCGTCCTCCTTTTCAATGGCAGGGACTTCGAACTGCATCAAAAGTCCGCCGTAATAGTATGGATATGTGTCCTCGTCCGAGAGAGACCAGTCCAAGGCAGGCCGCATAACGAAGCGTCCGCCGAGGACTGGGTTCTTCCCAAACCTCTCCACAATCCGTTGAATGATTGAGAGGATATCTTGGTGGCCGTGCCGAGCCGTGTTGTCATCGCATACGCAGATGATTACGGCAACGGTGATGATGTGAGCATCATCGTCCGTGGCTTTCTTGCCTCCGTTGATTTCCGAGACGATGTACGGCTCCGGCAAATGCTCATCGAGCAGAACATCATCGTCCCCTTGCTTCACAGGGAGAGAGTGGACATAGGATTTCAACCGTACACTATGCCCGATGCTGTTCATGAAGGTTCGCTCCGCAAACATACTCTCGAACTCTGCCGCAAGGCTCTCCTCAAGGTCGATAAATGTACCTGCATCAAATGTCATTTTTGCTTCGCCTCCACGGTCTTTTTAATGTATTTTCGGATGTTCGCCTCCAATAGTTCTGCGATTTTCGGCTCAACTTCCCCATAAACCTCCTGCTCGTTGCCTATCATCTTCGGAATGGAGGGTGAGAGCAGTTTCCTTAACGGCAGTCGCTTCGGGCCTCTTCGCTGAACGATGGAGACATGACCACTCTTGAACCGCGCGACAAACGCCTTCAAATCGCCCATTTCGAGCCGCTTCATACTGCTTTTGACGAGGACTTTGCCTGTCGTTACATCGGGTCTTTCGGCCCCAGTGGGCGGTTTTTTCGGGTTTGATTTGAAGTCTATCAATTCGAGTGGCGCTCCGGCAGTAACAATCAATGCCTCCAACCGTCTGGCGGAGGCGTTTTTGATTGTCATCGCTTTGTTGAATTTGCTCTTTTGGATGACATACACATCCTTTGCCTGGTTCGCAAGCATCGAGCGGGCATCCTTGGCGGTGGCGTTGAGTGCCTGCTTAAGGACGGTGGGCGCTTTGTCGTGGTATTCGCCAAGCTGACGAGAGATGGACTCGACCATACCCTTATCATCGATGGTAAATACAATCATGACCTAAACGCCTCCAATTCGATAATAAACAAACCAGACTGCGAGTCGACATCGGCAACCTTGTATCTTCGATTGTCGAAAATAATCTGATTGCCAATGGCAGGCTTCGCTCCGTACTCGGATGCACGAACCATGAGAAGTTTGTGTCCGGCATATAGACCGCTGTCGCTTGCCGTATAGACACGCTTGGCACTCCTGCGGATGAGTTCATCGTTATCCACAATGACACGCATCTCCACATTATTGATGGTGTGTGTGTCCCAGAACTCCTCGAGGTCGCTGAACCACACCTCTCCGAGGTCGGATGCTACGAGGTTTTTGAAAGCACTCACTTCTTGGATGCTTTCTTGCTGCCGTTGGTCTTAGTAGACTGCGAAGCCTGCTTCACTCCCGAAGCAGTGCCGGGTGTGGTCTCGGTCTGCTTCGCAGTATTCTCCGCAGGCTTTTCCTCGTCCCAAACGGCGGACTTGGCATCAAGCCATGCGTTGACCAGTGCAGCATCGGTGGTGGGGAGTTCGTCCCCTGCACCGTATAAACGGTTCTGATAGAGGACGCTCCTCGTTGCTTTCAGCTTCGCCATGTCTGCACCTCCGCTTAACCGATTTTTACACGGACAACGGTGTCGGCAGCAGCAGCGTCAGCAACCGCCCAACCTGCAGGCACATCGGTGTCGGTCTTGGTGACCTTCTTGGTGGAAGTGCTGAAGTAGACGGCATCGCCAGTGCTGATGGCGAGGCTTGCGGTCTTGTCGATTTCGAACACGCCCTCAACGGAGAGAGCACCGACAGCGCCTGCAGGAATGTCACCTGCGGCCACGCCAATGCGAGTGGTAAGACCCACAACATCGCCTGCGGCGATGGCATCGGTGGCAACATAGTCGATGGTGTTACCCTTCTGAATGTAATTTGCCATTTTAGTTAACCTCCTTATTCGTTATGCGGCGAAGTTCTTAAACCACGCCGGGGTTCTTGTAGATGCCTCTGTAGTCGACAGCGGTGATGCCCCAGTCGAGCCAGATGTCCCAGACGAAGCCAAGCTGACCTGCAACCTCGCTTCTGCGGAAGGTAGGAGTCTCCTGACCGTTGAGGTAGTCGACCTGGATGCTCTTGGAGGTAGCAGGGTCGGCAACCATGAACCACGGCTTGGCGTTCTCGCCGGAGAGGGTGTTAATCCAAGGAGACTGGATAACCTTCAGAGGATAGTTGCAGAGGGGGTTGATGTCGTTGTTGGCAGAACCGACAACCTGCGCACTCTTGAAGATGGTCGCAAGCACGAACTCGTAACCCATAGGCACGATGAGGTACTTGGGAACTTCATAGATGGGGTCACCGAACGGGTCGGTCTGGCCCTGCGCAAGCAGGATGATGTCCTGGATAGTGGTCTGGGAAGGAGCCGCACCAGTGCCGATGAGGTTCTTGTGGTTGTCGTGGAACAGCGCAGTGCCGTCATAGATTGCAGGGTTGCTGCACAGGATTTTGTAGACAGCCTTGTCGATGGTACGCTTGGCCGCACGAGTGTAAGCGGCAGGCACTTCGGCGAGGAAACCGATGTCATCGTTGATGAACGCCTGTCTGCTCATTCTGAACTGCTTACCATAGGTGTCAATCTTGCGCTGAGGCAGGAGGTGAGTGGAAGGAGTGCTGTTCTTCAGCTCACCGTTCTCCGGCACAAGTTCGAAGTCACCCACACCGCCGAGGACATAGGAGTGGTCGGGAGTGGCCTTAAAGTCGGTCACGCTGCCCTTGCGAGTCCAAGCCTGGAAGGTGGTGGGAACTTTGTGATATTCCTCCACGATGGTCTTCTTGATGGTGGCATCAAGGATGGCAGGGAACGCCGCAGTGGGATTGAAGAAGTCACGGCAGAGTCTGGCGTAGAGGTCATCCTTGCTCATGCGAAGCAGAGAAGAAGTCTTCTCGCCGTCACGAGCCAGACACTCAATAGCGATGTCACGCAGGCTCATGCTGCGGAACCCTTCAGCGCCTTCGGCAGGGTTTTCGGGTTCGTAACCCATACGCATACGGATGCCGTCAACGGCAGCGGCACGGAACTTGTCCTCGCCGGATTCCATTACACGGACACCACCTGCGTTGATGGGAGCGTTTCTCTTCTGGAGTTCGTCCAGAACAGCCTTGCGGCAGTTATCCACGGAAGTGTCGCTGTCAAGATAGGGCTGAGGGTCAATCCCAAAGTTGCGACACAGTGCGGAGATTTCAGACTGGCGCTGTCTCTCGTTGGCAACGGCAGTGCGAACGGCCTCGTCATTGCCTTCCTTGCTCTTCTCGCCATACTTCTTGGCGGCATCGATTTTGGTCTGGAGTTCGTTGAACTCACGGGTCTCATCTGGGGTCAAATCACGGTTCTCGGAACGAGCCAGAGAAGTGATTTCGCTCTGACGAGCAATCATCTGCTCAATGTTCATATAGTGTATCCTCCTTAAAGATGGTTTTGATTTACTTTGATTTGTGCCTCAAATGCGCCGAGGCTTTGCGGTTTCGGCTTGCCTTTGTCATTGCGGCTCCGTCCAACGCCGACCGTGGCGTCTGCCGGAACTGACACGACAGAGATTTCAAGCGGAGTCCATTTACGAGCGATGTCGCAGGGGCCAGTGAACAATCCATCGGTCGAGGTTTTGCCGGGGGCAACCTCCTCCCAAGAGTCCACGGAATAGCGGACGGACACGCCCTTCAGAGTGCCGGACTTCACCTTCTGATAGATGAGGTCTGCTGCCTCGTCATCGTCAAATGTTACCTCTGCCTTGCCACGCTTGTTTTCAATCCAAGCGCGGTCAATGCGACCGAGAACATAGTCGGCGTCGTGGTTAAACAGCAACACTCCGATTTCGTTCAGTCTGGTAAGGTCGACTGCGTCATCGGCGTGGCTCAAAATCTCTGGGCTAAACCATCTGACATACGGCTCTTCTGAACTGAACGAGAGTTCGAACTTTCGCTCGTTTCCCTCGCCCTCTAAGGCTCGGATGGATGCTTTCCCGAAGGAGCGTTCACCGAGGCTCTTATTCATCTCCTCCGTCTCCGCTTTCCTCGGACTCGTCCCCTTCGCCGCCCTCTGAAGGCTCTGTGCCGTCTCCTTCATCAGCGATGGGGTCTTCTGGCTCTGGGTTTTCTTCTTTCTGCTTGTACTCTCCAATTTCTCCACCTCCAATCTCTATGCCCAGGGTATGGGCGTATTCGATGACCTCGGCAATATCATCCAATTGGTCGCGCCAGTCTCGACCGTTCTCGGCTGCTATCTGCTTAAAGGTCTTTTGACCACTCTTCAGTGCGAGTTGGTTGGCACTGCTTTCCTTCTGAGGGTCAATCCACTTCTTCGGAGAAGCGACCCACTCATGCTGAAGGTAGTCATATTTGTTATCCCAAAATCCGGGCATATTGAATAACCCGGACAGGTAACCGGAAATAATGAAGGTCTCGTAGACCTCCGTCATCACACGCTCACGCAGGAGTTCGACCTCTTCTGCGAAGGTGACCTCGTCCTCAATGGCACTCTGACGAGCGGAGGAGTAGTTGGTCTGGCTCATGTCACGGCTTGCCGTCTCATAGGACAAGCCTTGTCCTGCACCGATAAGGCCGTACTGTAGCTTGAGGAAGGAGGTTGCCTCGGCGCTGTTGCCCGAAGGGTTGACCACTTGTATCTCATCGCCTGCGTTCATTTCCTTAATCATGCCGGGGGTGAGCGTTTTGCCTGCGTAGTCTATACGACCGTCCGAGGATGTGGAGCCGCTTCTGCCGAGACCGCCTGTCGGGATGCTTTTCTTAATAAGCACAGACAGGCAGGCGGCGATGCGCTCCTTCACGGACACGGCCGTCACGAACTCGTTTACATCTCGAATGCGAGTGATGGTCGCACTCATGTCGCTTATCTCTCGGATTTGAGATGGGCGAGATTTCGTAAAGTAGAAAATGACATCCTTTGCCGGAACGAAGATGGAGTCCGTTGTCTGGTTTCCCTCCACATCGTACTGTCGGAAGTAGTATCCGACTGGCTTATGGAACTGGTCATACTCGATACCGCTGACAACGGTATCGCCCTTATGCTTCGGTGCGGCGATAGTCCCATCGAGTTCGTCCACATCCAAACACTGAAGTTTGAACGGGACGATTTCGCCGTTGCGAACATACCTCTTGAGAATAATCATGCCGCCGTCCACGCGCTTGCGAGTGACTGCCATACGCAGAATTTGATTGAAGGACTGTGTCCCAGTCACATCACAGTGTTCTGCTTTGCACCAGAGTTTCCAGTACTTCTCAATGCGGTCATTCAGCTGCTCGTCCGGCGTCATAGCCTGCAGGGTGTAACCCTTGCCGACCACATTTCTCCGATAGGCACGAATGACGGACTGGGCAATGTCGGAGTTCCGCTCAAGGTCTCTGGCCCTCGCTCGAACGGTATCACGGCTGAATCGGTCGGTGACCTCGGCCGCTGCGTTGTTCGTTCGCCATTGTGCATTCAGCCGACCGCCGGGGCCGGCATCGTAGTAGCGGAGTTCTTCATAACTCTGCCGCCACGCTTCTCGCTCATACGCCCTCTGTGGAGAAAACAGAAGGATGAGCCTGTCAATGAAATTCATCTCGATACCTCCTTATCTTCCTGTGAACATAGCCACGAAGGTGTTATCGAGGAGGTGAGAGGAATCGTCTCTCGTGATTTCAGCCTCCAACTCTTCTCGCATCGATTTTAGAAGCGAGAGGTCGGCACGAGTAAGGCTTCGGCTGCCGATGCTATAAGACTGCCCTCCGGCAAGCACGGCATAAATTGCATTGTTGACCTCTTTGAGTTGTTCCTCTTTGGTCATCTCTGCGAAGTTTTTGTTGTCGGCCATTCTCATACCTCCTTTACAGCCATGAATCGTTGGCCCTTATCCAGTTCTCCTCTGGGGTCGGGACTTCTTTTTTTGGCTCTGGCTTTTTCGGTTCTTCAACCACATTCTGAAGGAATAGGTTTCTAACGCCCTTAATGTCAGCGGCCGCCATGCAGTAAACCTCGCAGTCGAGGTAGTGGTTGTCCGCTCCTTCGGTCTTGGGTTGCCAAACGAGGGTCTGCTGACCCTTGCTGTTCTTGACATTGACCTTATGCTCTGCCGTTACCTGCTGTGCGTACTCCTCGTCACAGCCTCGGTAGACCATCCACGAGCCTTTGCCGTTCGGCTTACGCATACGGCTTGCAATCATATCCTTGTACTTGCCGCCGTCCACGAGGACAAGGTTCATGCCGTAGGCACGAGACCCGGTCTTGTTTACTGTCGACAGTCTGTAGTGGGAGAGTTGAGAACCCACGCCTTTGCACGGGAGTGCCCATTCCGAGTTGATTGCACAGAACTCGTAAACCTCATCCGTCTGGTCACCAGAGTCCACGAGGACAAGGTCAACCATAAACACCGTGCCGTCCGGCTTTCGGTATTCGAGGTTCATGTATTTTTCGACCTCCGCAAACGAGAACGCCTGTCCGTGCGCTATGTTCTGCGAGGTGAGGAAGTCTCCCCACGCTCGGATAGTCCAGTACAAGCAGTTCTCCTGCACATCGACACCGCCTGTCACCAGTTTTGTCCACTCCGGCAGTACAAACTGCTCGGTCTCCGTCTGGCGTTCAAGCACCATCTCTGCGTTGGTCTTTAACTTGGTGTCCTCCCACGGTTCGGCAAGCCACGAGTTGGTGAAGTTGTGCAGTAGGTCGGGGTCATCTTTGCTTTTGAGAAACTCCTTTGCAATCTCCGAGAACCGAACGAACGGAGAGTAGAGGGTGTTTATCCAATAAGCAACGCGCCGTGCAGTCTTTCCGCGCTCTCGCACCACTCGCCATTCTCCGAAGGCAAGCGCTCGGTTCTTCTCGGCATCGGAAATCGTACAGCCGCATTCTTGGCACACATAGGTTGCCAACTCCGCCCGGTCTGCGGCATCGAGGCCCGCCTCATCATCTGGCCACTTCAAATTTTGAAACTTCAATTCTATCTGGGCCGAGCAATGAGGGCACGGGATGAAGTAATGCTTCTCGATGTCAGCAGACTCCTTCGCCTTCCAGATATGCCCGGTGCGAAGGGTGGGCGTGGAACACATATAAATCTTGCGATTTATAAATGTCTTGGTACGCTCTCTCGCCAGACTGATGGGGTCGGCTTCTCTGCGTGTTGCCGCAGGGAACTTGTCGACCTCGTCCAGAAAGAGGTAGCGGATAGGTTTGGATGCAAGCGAGGCAGGCGAGTTCGCACCGCTTATGCTCACATACATATTGTCGAACTGCATCTCCAACTTGGAGGAGATGCGCTCGTTCCAGTGTTGCTTAACCGCAGGAGAACTCTTGACCATCGGCTGAATACGGTTGTCGCTCGTGCTTTCGCCGAGGGTGTCAGTAGGATACACGATGAGCGTAGGCCCAGGGTCTTGTGCTATAAGGTATCCGAGGCGGTTAAGAATTACCTCCGTGCCGCCGACCTGTGTCGGCTTTACAAATATCGTCTCCTCGATTTCGTAATCATTCATTGTGTCCATTATTTCGGACAGATATGGGGTGACGCTGTTTCGCCAGTGACCGGGCATCGCCGAGGACTTGATGTCCAAGATGCGGTGTTCCTCCGCCCACTGGCTGACGCTTATATCCTCTGGAGGTAGGAGGAAGTCGAGCGCCGACCTCTGATATACGGTTACAGGAAACGGCTTGTGTTTATATTTTCGTCTCACTCTCCGTCACTCCCTTTGCCCTCCACCTTTCCGGCGATGACAAAGCCTTGTAACATAGAGTTGACCTCTCGTGCGAGGTCTTTCTCTACAGACCTCGCCACAACAGGCTCGACCACACTTGATATCGTTCCGGCAACTCTGCTCGGAATGGAGAGGGCGAACTTCTTAAACACGACAAAGAAGCGTGAGTAGTCCATCTGCACCTCTTCCACGGAGATGTATTTGCCTGCGGCAATAGCAGTCCGAAGTTGGTGCAGTTCGCCTTGGCTCTCCTTGAGAGCGACCTCCGCTTCGAGTTTCTTCTCTCGGAGTTCGGTTTCTCTCTTGTTCTGGTCTCTGCCATACGCCTTGTCCGATAGATAGGCGATGTATTTTTGCACCGTAGGGCCGAGGTCGTATCGCCTGCCCTCCGGCGTTTGGACGGTTTCGATGATGCCGTCCTGCGTAAGTTGCTGAACTCTGCGAACCGACACACCGAAAAGGTGTGCGATTATCTCGACCTTGTAATATGAACCAGAAGGGGCACTCACATTTTTATCCGACATGGTCATACCCCCCCCGACTAAACTAAGACGAAGCGTGTCATTCATCGAGCAACACCGCCTTCTCGCCAGTGAGGTTCTGCCAACGCTCAACAATGACCTGTGCATATCTGGGGTCGAGTTCCATCGTAAAGCACTGTCGGTCGAGTTGCTGTGCTGCGATGAGCGTTGAGCCGGAGCCGCCGAACGGGTCAAGCACCTTCCAGTCGAGCATCGAGGAGTTCTGCATCAGTTTCCCGATGAGGGGAACAGGTTTCATGGTCGGATGCTCCTCGTTGCGCTTCGGACGCTCGTAGTTCAGAACGGTGTCCTGTGTTCGGTCGTTAACGAAGTAATGACCTGCGCCTTCCTTCCAACCGTAGAGGATAGGCTCGTGTCTCCAGTGGTAATCCTGTCTGCCGAGGACAAATACATCCTTCGCCCAGACCAGGCACTCTGAAAGTTTGAAGCCTGCCTCCTTGAACGCCCTTCGGAAGTTCAGTCCTTCCGTATCGGCGTGGAACACATAGATGGCGGCACCGTCCCTGGCGTATGAGAATATACATCCGAAGGTGTCGAGCAGGAACGAGAAGAACGCTCCGTCCGACATGGAGTCGTTCTCAATGGTAAGGCTGTCCTTGGTTTTGCCGACATATTGGACATTATACGGAGGGTCTGTGATGATAAGGTCGGCTTGCCGCCCCTCCATCAGCTTCTCCATATCGGCAAGGCTTGTGCTGTCACCGCACATAAGGCGGTGCCGCCCAAGCTGCCAGACCTGTCCCTTTCGGACATACGGTTCTTTGATGTTCTCGACCGAATCAATGACCTCTTCGGCATCGTCCTCGACTGCCTCGATATTCAGAGTTAAGCCGTTGATGAGTTCGTCCTTCTCTTTGATGGTATAACCCGTGAGGGTGGTATCAAAACCTCCGAGCGACAAGTCTTTCAGCAGGTGTGCCAACTTCGTGTTGTCAAACCGACCGCCCATCTTATTCAGAGCCACATTCAATGCTCGTTCTTCAGCCTTGGAGAGGTCGACCACGGCACAGGGGACTTCCGTGTATCCGAGGTCTTTGGCAACATTCAATCTCTGATGACCGCCGATGATGGTCATGTCTGCGTTGACCACAAGGGGGTCTGCGAAGCCGAACCGCTGAATGGAACGCTTGATGTCCTCGTAATCCTTATCGCCGGGTTGCAGTTCCACACGGGGATTGTACTCTGCAGGGCGTAATTCCGAGATGGATATCGTCCTCAATTCCGCTGTTTTATTCATCTTCTCACCTCATTTTGGTGGACTTCGTGTGCTTTGGTTCTCCCTTGCGTAACGAAATGCCCGAAAAATTTTTGATTTTGTGCGAAAAAATTCCGCGCCTTCCTCGCCCCGCACAACCCCACCCCCTCTGGACAGTACCTATTGCAACAAATAAGGGAGGGGCAAGGTCTGAAAGGACGAAGAGGCCCCGCCCCAAGGCAGAAAGGACGGTGCTGTTGTGCGTGTGGTAGCACGGACATAAAGAAGCACGACCCAGAAGGTTGCCCCTCTCGGTCGTGCTTTTTCAGTCTATATTATATCACAGGGTGGGGTGTTCGTTTCCGTCCAATTCCGTCCAAAACCGTCCAACCTTGTCCGTCTTTATTTGTCGGCATACTTCTCTGGCACTACTACACTGAGCAGGGCAGAGCCGTGAAGCCTCCGCACCTGTGTGTCCGAGTAGTTCATACGCTGTGCCGTCTCCTCCCAGGATAGGAACAGTATATACTTGCACCGCAGCACGAGGCGCTCATCGTTATTGTGCACCCTCTCGATGGTGTTGTGTATCTCCTGCATCAAGGCAACCATGCTGTTCATCTCCTGTTGGATTTGAGCCTCAAGGTCTATGCACTTAATAACGAGGTTATACTCGGCTGTGTCACCGTTCCACTTGGTAGAGCCGCTCCCAATCTTATCGTAGGACACTCCTTGTACCGAGCCAAGCATACTGCGTAGCTGTGCCAGTTCGTCCCGGTTGGTTTGGATGAGTTCTTTAAGGCGGTATCCCTGTTTTAAGTATTGCTTAGCCGTCATAATTTACTCCTCCCTGTAGTGGCAACCTCCCGACAGCTTCTCATAAATGGGTCTCTTCAAATCGAGGGCCTTGATAATGCCTGCCGGAGTGAGGTCATATTTTGCGGCAACGACACCGCCAAGATTGATATCCTGGTCGCACTTAATGCATACGCTCATGGGTGCCGCTTGTCCGATGGCGTAGGCAATCTGAACCTCGCACCATTTCAGCTTGTATTCTTCGACCATGTCACAGGCGATTTTTCGTGCCATGTACGCGCCGCTTCGGTCGACTTTTGAGGGGTCTTTTCCGCTGAATGCACCGCCTCCGACCGGGCAATAACCGCCATACTGGTCGCAGACGATTTTGCGCCCCGTCAAACCGCAGTCTGCGGAGGGGCCTCCGAGCGTCCAAGGGCCTGCAGGATTGGTAATAACCTCGATGTTTTTGCGAGGCCATTTCAATCCGACCTCATTAACGGCATCTTCATCGATCACGCTCCAGACAAGGGTCTCAAGGTAGGATTTGATGAGGTCAAAATCGACGCTGTCTTTATGGCAGGCGGAAATGAGGACTTTTTTGACGCTTGTAATATTCGGCTCGGCATCAAGGTCTACGGTAACCTGTACCTTGGCATCTCCTTTTAAGATGGGGTTGTTTTCTGCGGTCGCTTCTTCAAGCCTTGCTGTGATGCGGTTGGCAAGGTCAAATCCGAAGGGGAGCTTGCTCCTCGTTTCGGATGTGGCGTAGCCGTACATCATGCCTTGGTCTCCTGCCCCCTGCTCATCGCCGTCTCCCACACCCGATGCGATTTCGGGGGACTGCTGCTCGATATAGGTCAGAACATTTGATGCCTTGTAACCGAGTTTCGCACAAACTCGGCTTGCAACGCCTGCGTAGTCGACCTTTGCGGTCGTGGTAATTTCGCCTGCGAGGATAATGGTCTCGCCCTTTGCCATGCACTCGCAAGCAACATGGCTGTCGGGGTCTTGTGCGAGGCAAGCGTCAAGGATGGCGTCCGAGATTTGGTCGCACAGCTTGTCGGGGTGGTACTTGGTAACCTGTTCGGTAGAAAAAAGTCTCATGGTAAATCCTCCTGTTTTTTAGATTGCCATCATCGCACCGCAATGAGGGCAGTAGTTCATCTCGGCATCGCCTTGCTCAACCACGAGGCTCTTTCCGCAAAGGCTGCATTTGAGGGCGATGCCATCTGCAAGCCATTCTCCGGCTCGTTCTTCTCCGAAATTCATGACCACACGGATGACTCGAACAGCCATTTCCATGATTTTATCGTCAATATGGTGGTCACCCGTGTAATGGCTGTAGAGGTTGGTTTTACCTCTCTCGAATGCCTCCGCCACGAACTCCAGAGTATTGAACTCGTCAATATCGGTCAGTTCGCCGTATTCATCCAAGTTGTATTCGTAGGCCTCAAGGACGAGGGTTTTCACGCACTCCGCGGCGTCTGTGGCGTTGTGCAAATACTGCCTCATGCGGTCGATGAACGACAGCTTGTCTTGGTATGTGTATGCTTTGCTCGTGCCGTAGGTGTAATCTTTGAATGCCTGCCTTATCTGGTCATCAAAATCCTCCGGCAAAGCAAACACATCGAATCGTAATCCTCTCGGCAGTTCAACGATTTTCGTCATTTGGTTTCCTCCTATATGTGCAGTGTGGCATTTATACCCATACCACGGTATCTTTTGCCCTTTGGCTATGTTCCACCGCTTACCACAGACCGTGCAGGTCTCGTAACGGTAGCCTGGGCGTTCCTTGGGTTCTGGCTCTCTCTTCATTTTCTCCTGTTTATGAGTGAAATGGCCACAAGGGTCACGCATATAATGAGCGTGATGGTAATGGCTGTGTTCATTGGCTCGTCCTCCTTTGTTCGTTGTCAAATGGGTTCTCCAAGTCCTCCAACTCGCCACCACAGGCGGCATATCCGGCGAGGTCGACCCAGTTGTCGGCTTTGCCGTGGCCCGTGGCGATTCGGGCGATTTTGAGGAGTGCCATCATAGCGGCTACATCGTGCGGTTTGAGGTCTACTCGCTGTCCTTTGGCTGATAGGTAATCCTCCCAAAGGCGGCCGATGGTGTTGAAACTGTCCTCCGGCGTTCCGTACTGGCTCTGGCGGTCGGTGCAAACGCACTGTTTCGCCGTGTCGAGGATTTCGGCTCTATTCATAACTGCTTACCTCCGTGCTTATAAGGTCTGGTCTTGTTGTATTCGTGCTTCATAGCGAGGAGGGTGTCCACATCAATGTCGTGCCGGCCGCACCAGTCAAGGATGCGGATGAGGCAGTCAATCATCTCAATGGCGATGCCTTCCGGCTTTTTGTCCCGGTACTGGCACTCTGCTTCGTGGCCGAACTGGAAACAATCGGTCTCGTCCGCAGGGTCGCACAGATGACCAGGGTCTCCTTCGTTACAGGCGAACCAGAGGAGCGGTCTGCCTGCCCGATATTCCTCCAATGCCTCCGACAGTTCGGAGTGGCAGAGGGCAACGATATCTCCGAAGGTTCGTTCTTCGTCCCACCATCCGTGGTCGACTGCGTTGCGGTGGATGTCTTTCGCCAGTTCATTCAGATGTGTCATCTTTGGTCTCCTCTCTGGGCTTAACCGCCCTCCAATTTTCGCCGAGACCGTAAACCGTTCTGAAGAATAGGTCTGCGACCTCCATCGTGTGTTCCTTGGCAAACCGTGTGGCAAGCATCTCGATTTTGCCCCACATGGTCGTGGTGTGCTGCCATAGCTTGAGGTCAAAGGAGTTCTTGTCGAACTCCCTCCGAGCCATAAGCCCTTCTCGCTTCGCCTGTTCTGCACTGATGCGCTTGGAGCGCCAATCAAAGGAGAGGTTTCGCATGGTCGTGAAGTACATTTGCTCCGCCGAGTTGAGTCCATCCGGCATGGGCAGTAATTTGACCGCTTTTCCCTTTATTTCATCTGGTGTCATGCGCCGTCCTCCTTACCGAACCACGAGCCTGCCTCAATGAGCGTGGCTTTGACTTCTGAAGCGTAGCATACAGAGTCGGCGTAACCGCCTGCCAAGTTGATGTCTACGATTGCCTTCTTCTGCAGTGGCGATAGCCGTCCGACATAAGGTCGCTTCACTTCAAAGGCGAAAAACAGTCCGTTGCTGACCATCATAATGTCAGGCAGTCCATTCCTGTTATAAACACCTGCGTTGTTCTTCCAAATGATGGAGTTTGGGTCGATGAGGCGGTTCTTTCGCCAGTCCTCAAGCGTGGCGAGGATTTTGGCTTGGAACACGCTCTCTTTCGGAAGGTGGTCTTTGATGAAGTTGGCTGCTGTGATATGTTTTGTTTCCGGCTTGCTTTTAAGGTGAGCCGAGAGGTCAGCGGTCGTAGGAAAAGGCTCGAAGTATTCTGGTCTCATCGCAAAGCCTCCTCCGTGTATCCATCCTCCTCCGCCTGCGCCTTCGCACCGTCACGGTAGGCTCTCCAGTATTGAATGTCTCGGTCATTGTCCGCTCCGAGAGCGTTCTGCCTCATTTCCTCCACAAGCCTTGTTTCGGCGAAAACCACCGTGTTTGGCTTATGGGTCTTATGCAGCAGGGCGTTCATTCCCATTCTGCAGGCCTCGTTCACCTCGTCCATCGACTCGTAGTGTTCACGATGAGTTGGGTCGAGGATTTCAGCCGCTCGTTCATAGCTGATGTTTACAATAGGCTCGTCCATAGTGTCCTCCTCTCCTGGCAACGCCCAGTCCTCCTTGCGAAGGTCAAACGCATCTCCGAGTTGGATGATGTCTGGGTAGTTGCTGCTCGATACTTTAATGGCATAGGGGTCAATCTCATAAGCGTAGTACTTGATGTTCGTGAACCCCATCTGCTCAAGGCAATATCGTCCTGTTCCGATGCCGTCATACATGGATAGCACGACAATCTCCTCGTCTCTCGGCACATCTTTGAGTGCGCCTTGGAGAATGTGGATGATGACCTCTGCCGTCCATCCCCCCCCCAAGTCCCTTATAGGCTCTGCTGTCGGATACTGCTCTGCAGTAATCGTCCAGCAAGGTCTGAAGCCTGCAGCACTCGGTGACGGTGAGTTTGCGGATTATGTAGAATCCGTCCGGCAGTCGGATGGGATACTGCTTGCCCTTGATGGTGATAAGTCCGTCCCTTACCTCATAGACATTTTTATCCGAGTAATCGGAAGGGTTGAGGACAGGCTCTGCCACGCAGGTAGCTGTGTAGTAATTGTCGCTTGGGTTCTCGTTGACGAAGTTCGCTGTGCCGTTCTTGTAGTACTGTGCTTTGAGGGTGTGGCTCTTTCCGTCCTTTGACTCGTTGAGCGGATATGCGTACAGGCCCTGTCCACTGCCACCGCTGCCACCGCTGTTTGCGGTGATAGCACAGGATTTGCCGTTTGCATCGTAGATGCGGTCTCCCTGGCTGCCTTCGTTGATTTCACCAACGCGCACTGGCTCGGTCGGTATGGCGTAGAGTCCAGTCTTGCCGCCCATGCCTCCGCCGTTGGCTGAAAGCGTGGCGCTTTTGCCGTCTTGCGAGTAGACTCTCATCGCCTGGGAGGTGCTTGGCTCTCCGTTCGGTCTGGGCAGACCGCCGACTCTGATAGGCTCTGCAACCATACTGTCGGTTACTACGGTGGTGAGGGCGTTAGCTTTCTCGTCTCCATCGGTTTCGAATCTTCTGGAGAGTTTGCCGTCCTCGTCACGCCTGTTCCGATATCCAACGCCGACAGGCTCGAAAGCGACCTGCGTGTGGTGCTTTTTGAAATAGTCTCGGACATTCCCGGCTTGGTGTTTGAGGCAGTATGCTTTGTCCTTGTCCGCTTGTCCTGTTTCGAGGATGTCTTTCAAAAGGATGCCTCTGTCCTCCGGCTGCGGCACCGTCCAGTTGAAGGCGTAAAACCTCTGGCGGTTCTGTGCCGATACGAGCGCGGAGTTGATGTGCATCAAGGGAACTCCAAGCACCATGCTGATTTGGTCTTTGATGGCCTGTGCTACCGACTTGTTGTTTTCATACAGGAAGAAGTCCGGCTTAAACTTCTCCTTGGCGATAGCGTAGTTGAGGAACAATTCCCAACCTTCGCCTTCTGCCGTGACCTCTCGGTCTTTCTTCTGGGCGATGCTCCACTTGGTACAAGGTGAGCCGCCGATGAGCAGTTTTATCATTCGATTTTGCCTCCGTTCTTTTCCAGAAGGTTAGCGATTACGCAGGCCGCCTCAACAAGGAGGCTGCGTAGACCAGTGCAGGCGTTCTCTGCTTCTTTGTTCAGAATATCCACGAACCCGTAAGGGTCGTTCTTAACCGCTATGCATACATGGGTGTCATATTCCTTATCCATTTAGAACCTCCTCGTCCAGCATTTCGATGAAGACAATGATTGCCTTCTTCCAGGGCAAAGCATCGAAGTACGGTCTGCATTCCGATTCGGTTTCGGGGAGTTTTTCAAACTCCTCATCGGTGAGATTGCGTTCCAAGACATCGAACACATCGTCATCGCTCTTAAAGTGAATGCTGTCATTGTGCTTTGAGATAAGAAACTCGTCCACCCTGGCAGTCCCCCAGGAGCCGCTCCAGTATCCGTAATCATCTCCGGCACAAATTTCTCCGTCCACCATCGGGAGGATGGGCAGGTCGGGGTTCTCCTTGATGAGTCTCAACAACTCGGTAATTTTTTCGTTCATAACCTTGTCCTTTCTCGGTAGAAAAGCGGCCCCGTTCCCGGTGTTCCCACTTTCCCACTTATTTTGAGATACACTGTAAAAAATAATTGCGAGTGGCGATTTTTGGCGTTCTTCATACACATCAACCTTTATGTTTTCCACTTTTAGTGGGAACAGTGGGAACACATGAGTTTATATATAGATAAATCTTACATATATATAGATAAATCTTTATAAAGCCGAGGTTTTTGCGTAGTTTTGAGCGCTTTCTGGCGTTCCCACTTTGTTCCCACTCCGTTCCCACTCGCACCGTTTTTGCGGTGAGTGGGAACTAAAACGGAAAATCTTCATCGTCCGAAACCTCTACAAACCCGTCATAGGTTAGCTGAGTGGGAACACAATCCGTGCCGTAGTGGGAACGCTCATCAAGTTCGAGGGTGATTCTGTTGAGGTCGATTTTTACAAATCGGACGCTCTTGCCTCCAAAGCGGCGTTTTTGGCTATACCGCACCGTGCCGTTGTCCTTGTAGGCTTCGATGACACCCTGCTCTGCGAGGTATTTGAGGGTCTTGCGAACCGAGAAACCGCCATCGGCGATGACCTTATTGAGTATCGAAGGGAACACATAGGCTGCCTGTCCTTCGATTTCGCCAAGGCGCTGACCGTAGCCGTCCCCAGTAAACCCTTTATCGTTGGATGACACCCAGTCTGCTATGTACTGGAGTGCTGTTTCGTTTACATCTCGGACGGTGTTCTCGGCGTTCTCTTGGACGATGTATGCTGCCATAGCCTTGGCTCGGCGTTCTGCCTCGTCCTTTGTACTTCCGAAGAACCACTCGTCTATGAGTGCGTCT